TAGGGTTGACTGAAGATGACAAGTATTTAATAAAATACGATGCAGATTACAACCAATTTATGACGGCAAGTGAATATGCAGATAGAGTTCAAGCATTAACAGAAGCTAGATTAAAGGATAAGAATATATGAACCAAAATACGACGTTAGAGGCTTTAATTTACAACCGGGAGGCTAGGCTTAGGTCCCAGTTAAAAAAGGAGCATACGCTCGTTTTAAGGGCTAGGCTGGACGAAATACTACTGATGAAACGCAAGCTAAAGGAATTGAACCCAGATTCAATCTTGTGGCGCAAACGACAAATACTATCGGAAGGAGACAAATGATTAAAAAATACAATGACTAATCATCATAACTGTGCTACATTATCTACTCTTGTTCCATTATTAACTAACCGGGGATTATTATGAATATCGTTGAGATAGAACCTTACACAGAGGTCAAGCTGTGCGTTAACTGCAAATGGATGATGACCAGCGACGAATGGCAACCCAAATGCAAAGCATCCGAAAGACGCGATCTAGTCACGGGTGAATACCAATACTACTACTGCAAGACCGAGCGCGAGTGGGATACACCCAATAGTTGCGGTAAAGACGGCAAAAACTACGAACCAAACATTGAGGGGTAAACCATGGGAAGACCTACATCTGAAGTAAGCGGCTTACAAAAACAATTAAAGTATCACAAAGAGCTTGCCGCTAAATATCACGAACAAGCGGAAAACGCAAAAAACAATTATGAACAGACTAGAGATGAGCTAGTCAAAGCGGAAAAGACCATAGAGTCTTTAATCTATCAACGGGCGCACCTCATCGCGCTTATCAATATCTTAACCAAGGGGAAGTAAATGGCTAACGACAGAGCAGACTTTGAACCAGAGTTCCGCAACCAATACTGGTGGGCAACCGATTCCGCTGAGGCGGCTAAGGGCAACGCCAATGATGTGGTGCTCACCAAGATAGGCGCTAAACCGCCGAAGGACCTAAGCCACATCGAGGCTGTGCAAATGGGTCATGTCATGCAACCTATCATCGGACGGCTTGCACAAGACCGGCTCAAGGTAGAGCTGAAGGACGCTGACTACATGATGACACATCCAAAAGAATCATGGATGCGTTCACACTTTGACTTTATATCCGCTGACGGAAAAATGCTTGTTGAGGCTAAGAACTACTCGGCTATGACCAGAAACAAGTACGACGCAGAAAGCGGCATCATACCGGCGTTCAACATGGCGCAACTCATTCATCAATCGGCTTGCCACAACATCGAGCATCTGGTCCTCGCTGTGCTCTTTGGTGGTCAAGAGTTCCAAGTGTTTCAGTTTCACATCACTGAGCAAATGCGCGACCAGTTGGTCAAAGACATGGCTAAGTTTTGGGCGGCTGTACAAACCAAGACACCACTGGACCCTGAGACAACAGAGCACACCAAACTTATGTACAAGGCTGACGCCGGAACAGTGACAGCGGCTAATGCTCAAGTCGTACAAATTGCTGAGACGCTAAAGAACATCAAGGCGCAGATCAAGCAAATGGAGGAGGATGAGGACAAGCTACAAACCGCACTGCAAAGCTATATGCAAAACCATGCGGAGTTGGTAGGCGTTGACGGCTCGGTCCTAGCGACATGGCGGTCTAGCAAGGCATCCAAGCGCTTTAATGCCGAAGTCTTTAAGTCCGCTATGCCCGACATCTACGAGCAGTTTGTATTTGAAACACCCGGTTCACGGAGGTTTTTACTCAAATGAAAGCATTTCCAACATCAATGAATGAAGGATACCCACAAATTATTCAAGGCGGCATGGACTTGCGAGACTGGTTTGCAGGGCAAGCTATGGCACACGCACAATTGCCCACACATATAAGACAAGACTCATGGAAGATAGACAGAATGGACGAATTTCCATACGACCAATTTGCAAAAGTCATCTACAAAATGGCAGATGCAATGATGAAAGCAAGGGAGAATAAAGATGAGTAACCTAACACTTAGACAAGGCTTTGCGCCCCAAACCATGAATGAGGCAATTCAGTTCTCTGAGATGCTCTCCAAATCCCAGATGGTCCCAAAACAATATCAGAACAAACCTGAGGATATTTTGGTGGCTGTGCAGTGGGGTTATGAGATTGGATTAGCACCCATGCAAGCACTCCAAAACATTAGCGTCATCAACGGGCGCCCCAGTGTTTATGGTGACGCCGCTATGGCTTTGGTCCAGTCTAGCCCGGCTTGCGAGGACATTGAGGAGTTCATGGAAGCTGAGGGCACACCGAACCCGGTGGCTGTCTGTATCGCCAAGAGGAAAGGACGCAAACCCGTCACTGCTAAATTCTCTGTGGAAGACGCCAAACGCGCTAATCTGTGGGGCAAACAAGGTCCTTGGACCCAGTACCCTAAACGTATGCTTCAGATGAGGGCTAGAGGCTTTGCTTTGCGCGACGCTTTTCCAGACGTCCTCAAAGGGCTGATTACCGCTGAGGAAGCACAAGACTACCCTAGCGACGCTATCGAGGCTCCTAAGCCTATTCCAAGGGCTGTGGAAGTGCTTGAGCAGTTCGATGCGGAACCACCCGAGGGGCACCTTGCTCTCTATGTTCCCGGCGTTCAGGACCCATACTCTTGGCACGAGGATACAGAGTCATGGATTAAGGCTTATCAACAGCTTGTTAACAAAATCAATTGGTCCAATAAATTGTCTAAGGAAGACAAGGACAAGAAGATTTGGGGGCTTGAGACGGCTAACAGCGCAGTGGTTGAAGGCTTTGATAGTTTTGACCGAGTCAAGCTCAAAGCGGCTATTGCTGAAACCGGGGTTGACCCGTTAAAAAAGCCGCCAGTGTCTCAAGACGAGGTACCCAGCGAGAGCGAATCTTGAGGCACCTACAAAGTGGAAAAACAATCACACCACTTGAAGCACTCGAACAATTTGGTTGTTTCCGGCTTGCATCCCATATCGAAGTTTATCGAAAAGCAGGACACAGAATCTTTACAAAAATGGTTAGTGACGGCGGCAAAGAGTACGCCGAATACAAATATTTATCAGGAGAAACCGCGAATGGCTAGTAACTATCAACCCGTAGAAAGTAAGGGCATACTCACGCCGAGCGCCTACTTGCAGAAACAAAACCCTAAGGCTCCCGACTTTAAGGGCAAAATCATGCACAAAGGCGAAGTAATTAACATATCCGCTTGGTGGCGTAAATCCCAGTACGGCGAGTTCTTAACGCTTGCTGTGGACACTTATCAACCGCCTGTCAACACACAGACTTATCCCCGGGAAGTAACGCCTAGAGGGGATGAGGACGTACCCTTTTGATGCCCGGTCCCCGTAGTTCAATGGATGAGAATACGATGCTACGAACGTCGAGATGGAGGTTCGATTCCTCCCGGGGGCGCCAATGAAGGCTATTCTGGTATTGCCGCTGAGTCCGAGCACCAACACCTATTACCGCAAATACAACAATATTATGGTGATAGGTGCTGAGGGCAGAGCATTTAGGAAGGCTGTGCAAGAGTACGTTTTAGTCAACAAGATACCTAAGTTTAGGGACAGAAAATTGAAAATAACAATGGTGATTAGTCCAAGGGACAAGAGAAAGATTGACATTGATAACCGCATCAAAGCCGTTCTCGATTCCTTGCAAAAGGCTGGTGTATTCGATGATGATTTCCATGTGGACCATTTAGAGATGATTCGCGGCGAAGTCATCAAAGGAGGACAGCTACTGGTCACGATAGAGGAAATACCCCCCATCAACTCAGAGGTGAGTCCCTAAGGGACAGTTAGGAAACTCACGGGGCAGAGGTTCTGAGTAGCCCCACCAACAATCAACCAAGGAAAACCATGTCAAACGATAACGTTGTCTCCATCAAATCAGCAGAGAAACCACCCATTCATTTGTTCATTGCAACACCGATGTACGGCGGTATGTGCGCAGGATTTTATACACAGTCTATCCTCAACCTACAAAACGTTTTTAAGAACACTGGCTGGACACTGAGCTTCTCATTCATGTTCAATGAGTCTTTGATACCAAGGGCTAGAAACGCGCTTGTACAAGGCTTTTTGAAAAGCGGTGCAACTCACATGATGTTTATTGACGCTGACATCAAATTTGAAGCGAGTCACATTATCCACATGGTTGAGGCAGACAAAGAAATTCTTTGCGGCATCTATCCCAAGAAGGAAATCAACTGGGAGTCCACCAAGAAAGCTATGGACGCCGGAGTACCCAACGACCAACTCAAACACTTTACTGGTTCATTTGTGGTTAATCTTGTGGATTACTCAAACGAAGTCACTGTGCCTGTCAATAAGCCTGTGGAAATCTGGAACGGCGGCACCGGCTTTATGATGATTAAGCGAGAAGTGTTTGACAACCTTGCTGACAAAGTGCCTGAGTACACCAACAACATTGTGGACCTATCCGGCACACTCAAGGCAGATACCATTAAAGAATACTTTGCAACCAGTATTGAGGAAGAAACAAAGATACTGCTCTCAGAGGATTACCACTTTTGTAAACTGGCTAGAAAGCACGGCATGAAGGTTTGGGCGGCTCCTTGGGCGCAACTCGGACATATCGGTAGTTATCTCTTTGAAGGTCAACTCACACCATCGCCTTGAAGATAAATTGGAAAGAAGTATTGATATTTCTGGGGTGCTTGCTAGTAGTTTGCGCCCCAGTTATCTGCATTTCCATCGTCTCAAGGATGCCTTGGCTCTTGTCGCTGG